CGCTCTCCAGCGAGACTGCGGCGGCGTCCAGCGAGGCTGCGGCGGCGTCCAGCGAGACTGCGGCGGCGACGTCCGCAGTAAGTGCGTCGAATAGCGCCACATCCTCCGCATCATCTGCGTCGTCAGCATCAACGTCAGCAGCGACTGCGACGACGCAGGCTGGCAACGCCCTCACGTCGGCCAGCAACGCCGCCACGTCGGCCAGTAGCGCGACCACGTCGGCCAGTAACGCGGCCACGTCGGCGTCTTCGGCTGCTTCCTCGGCGTCCTCGGCTGCTTCCTCGGCATCTTCTGCTTCGGCATCTGCTGACGCCGCTCTTGCAGCCTTAGACAATTTCGATGATCGCTACCTTGGCCAGAAAGCCAGCGATCCAACGCTTGATAATGACGGGAATGCTCTCGTAGCTGGAGCGCTATACTTTAACACCACGACAAACTCAATGAAGGTATATGACGGAAGCCTTTGGCTTGCTGCTTATGCTTCTTTGTCTGGCGTGTTGCTGTCGGCTAATAACCTTTCAGACCTAAGTGATGCTGCCACAGCCAGAACCAACCTCGGTCTTTCTACGGTAGCGGAAACTGGCGCTTACTCTGACCTGTCTGGACTTCCCGCCCTTGGCACCGCAGCCGCCACGGCAAGCACTGACTATGCAACCGCTGCACAGGGCGCGCTGGCTGACACCGCCCTCCAAAGCCTCTCGGGCGAAAGCATTCAGAACCTATCTGACGTTGGGTCGATGACACCTGTTGATGGTGATGTCCTCATCTGGGAGGCGGCAAGTTCAAGCTGGAAGTCTGGCGTTGCTGCGGCTGGCGCTACGGGTGGCGGCACTGACCAAGTGTTTTACCAGAACGATCAAGCGATCACTACCGACTACACCATCCCCGCAGACAAGAATGCCATGTCTACCGGGCCTGTAACAATAAACTCTGGGGTGACACTGACAGTATCCTCCGGCGCAAGATATGTGGTGATCTGATATGAGCAAGATTGCACTAGAACCTAACGCTTCCGGCACTGGGGTATTCTCCATTGCCAGCCCTAACAGCAACAACAACAGAACGCTGACACTCCCTGATGCGACGGGAACACTGGCCACGACTGCTGATATTCCTGCGGCTGGCGGCATGACCTTACTTGGCACCCTTGCTACCACAAGCGGCTCATCTGTGACGCTTTCTGGTCTTACGCTGACGGACTACAAACTGCTTTATTACGTTGTAGATGGCGTAGGGATTACTACTGCTAACGACGACTTGTGCATTGAGACTGCTAGTTTTGACTTTGCTATTGGAAGATCAGTAGGAGGCTCTCCTTACCTTATATATCTTGATGGCTTTGTGGACTTGAACGCTGGCGTTTCGACAAGCGGTATTGCGAATAATTATTCAGGAAGCTCTTTTTGGAGCCAAAGTCCACTTAAAGCAGGTGGTCGTCCCTCTAGCTACACGACAGCCTCAACCTCTATCTCTTTCCTTTGCAGAACTAGCACATTCTTTGCTGGCTCCATCCGCATCTATGGGGTGAAATGACATGAGCGACTACTTTGAAGTCATCACAGACGCCCAGACTGGTGAGCGCACCATCCGCCCCTATACCACGACTGAGATTGCTGCTGCACAAGCCTCTGCACAGGCACAAGCCAAAGCCTCCCGCATTGCAGCCCTTAAGCAACTCCTTGCGGACACCGACTACGTTGTCCTATCGGACTATGACAAGAGCAAGCCAGAGGTTCTTACGCAGCGCCAAGCATGGCGAGATGAAATCCGCACACTGGAGGCACAAGCATGAGTGTCGTAATCAACGGCTCTACTGGCGTAACGGCACCCGCATTTGATGGGTCTATTGATGCGGCTGACTTGACGGGAACTCTCCCTGCCATTGATGGTTCAGCTTTGACTGGCTTGGGCATGACCTTACTTGGCACTATCGCAACTACAAGCGGGTCGTCTGTGACGCTAAGTGGACTTGATCTGACTGGTTATAAGTTTTTGCAGCTTTCTATAAGTGCGGTATCCTCGACAAGCACCAACGACTGGCTGAATTTAAATGGTTATTCAGCCGCAGTTGTGACTGCGGGAGGTGCAGGCACCATTACGTATGGAGGTGGTTTTATTAATCTCTCCACTAATGCTTTCTACGTCAACTCCGTTACCCTTAATGGAACAGCTATTGCCTCTCAGTCTACCCGAGGCGGGCCGTCTGGCCTAACTACAGCAAGCACTAGCATTACCTTTACAATCTCGGCAGGCACATTCGATGCTGGCTCAATCACTATCTACGGAGTTGCATGATGGAATACTTTGAAGTCATCACGGACGCCCGCACAGGTGAAGTCACGAAGCGACCCTACACCGAGGCAGAGGTTGCAGCCATTGAGGCTCGCAAGCCAGCAAGCATTCGTGCCCAACGTGACAGCCTCCTACTCACAGTGGACGCCATTGCTGGCAATGCACTTCGCTGGGCTGCACTTGACGCTGACACGCAGGCAGCATGGGCTGCATACCGCCAAGCACTGCTAGATGTGCCACAACAGGCTGGCTTCCCTCACAACATCACTTGGCCGACAGAGCCGCAAGGGGTATAACCGATGTCTCAAATCCGTGCGAACTCAATCACCAATGCTGATGGCACAGGAGCGCCGGACTTTCCTAATGGGTTGCGTGCGAACTCAATCACCGACGTTGCTGGCACTGGCGCACCTAACTTCCCTAATGGATTGACTGGGCTTAATGTTGCCTCCGCAGGTGACATCTCCCAAATTCTGTTGAACCGTTTATCAGCCATCAACTTCTCGCTGGATAACGGCGTCTACAACGCAAACTTTAATGGCGGGTCTGTCACTGGTAACCTTGCTAAAAGCTCTACCAGCATAAATGCGGTGCTTGTCAGTTTAATCCCAGTAATGTCTGGGGGAACGACATCTGCTTGCTCAAGTGGCTCTGTGTCTTGCAGCGTTACACCAGCTGGGTATAGTAATTTATCCACCCTGTTTGACAACGGCGTAACTTACTTTCAACAATACACATCAAGCACGATGACTGTAACTGTTGATTTTGGAGCGACTACAGCAATTGGTGGTTACTTCATTGAGCGTTTTGCCAACAGCGCTTACCAGCCCCGCACTTGGACCTTCCAAGGGTCTGCCAACAACTCGACTTGGGTGACACTTGATAGCTACGACAGCAGCGCGGATTGGGGGGCTGACGTTCTTACGCGCTCCGCACTGGGGTCATACCGCTACTACCGCTGGGCATTTACCGCAAGCAATGGCTCTCCGACCACCGGCTATGTTATTGACGAGATGGACATCATAGCCTCCGGCGGCACTACTGGGTCGTTTACCTCTGAAACATACACAGCGGCAACCGCGCCAACAAGCGCCACGGTAAAGGCCCGGATTGTCACAGGAACTGCGCCAGTATCTGAGTCTACCTACACGCTTTCAGCAAGCCGTGACAACGGGACAACATGGACGGTCCTTCCATTTACTGTCTCCCCGTCAAACTCTGTTGCGGATGGTGCGTTCTACATCTCTGGAACTGCTAGCATTGCGTCTCAGCCCAGCGGTACGCAGATGAAGTACAAGATCGAAGCCTCATCCGCGCCGGGATTTTCTATTACCGCCGTTACTTTTGAGTGGAGCTAAGCCATGAACTTCAACTATAACGGCGCAACAGAAGGTCAAAACATCCTGCTCGGCGGGATTGGAGACGGAGTAGACCAAGAGGGGCTTTCGCAGGGAACTTGCGTGGCTGTTTCGTCTATCCTTGGCATTAGCAAAGCTGACGCGGCTCGCTTCATCCGTCAAGCTGCCCTTGCTGACAGCGACTGGACGCAACTGCCAGACGTGAACGTAGACAAGGCCGCGTGGGCTACCTACCGTCAGGCTCTCCGTGATATTACGGCTCAGGCTGGCTTCCCCGACAATGTGACTTGGCCGACCAAGCCAAGTTGAGGTGTGTGAGCATACCTGTCGCGGCGTAGTAAAGCCTCAACATTTCTGCTAAGGTGCCACCAAGCAAATCCGACACAAAGGTTGGTCACATGACTGTAACGACGAATTATAGCTGGAACCTCCCGACCGTCGGCGGCGATCAGGACACTTGGGGAACCAAGCTAAACAGCAACTGGACCGCACTGGACACGCTGCTCGGCGGGGTGTCTGCTGCCGAGCTTGGGTATTTATCCGGCGTGACGTCTGGTGTTCAAGCCCAGATCGACGCCAAGGCTCCAGCTGCCAGCCCGACATTCACGGGGACGGTGACAATCCCCACAGCGGCTGTGACGACCGCCACCATTACAACTGCCACCATTACAACTGCAAACGTGACGACTGTTGATCTTGGCAACTGGACCATCACCGAAAGCGCTGGCGTGCTTTACTTCGCCACCGGGGGTGTCAACAAAATGAAGATCGACGCCTCTGGCAATTTGACTGTAGTAGGTGACGTCACAGCATTTGGGACGGTCTAATGGCAATTCAATCCTCTGGGGCCGTCTCGCTTTCAGAAATTCAGGCTGAGTTTGGCGGCAGCAACCCAGTCAGCCTGAGTGAATATTATCGCGGCGGCTCTTATGTCACCGACAATAATACGGGTGTTCCCACCTCTGGCGAGGTTAGCCTAGCCGCAGACTTTTATGGCACCGCCAAGACGGTATCAATGACATATGAAGTGATCGGCGGCGGCGGCGAGGGCGGCGGCGGCAGCTACGGCGGCACTGGCGGCAGCGGTGGCGCAAGCTCCATATCGGGGGCAGGGGTTACCACCATTTCAGCGTCGGGCGGATCTGGCGGCGCGGCATCGGGCTTCTACACTGGCCAGTCCGGTGCATCCAGCTACTACGGCGCGGGCGGCGATGGCGGGCTTAACTCAGATAGCGGAAATCAGTCTCCGGGATACCCGGCACCATCTTCCTCCTATGGGGCGGGCGGGGGCGGGGGCGGCTCCGCGCCATTTGCCGCATACAACGGCGGCGGCGGCGGCGGCGCATCCACCAGACAAGCTGGCACCGTGGCGGCAATCCCCGGAGGGCTTGTCTCGGTCGTGGTGGGTGCTGGCGGGTCTGGCATTGTCGGCGGCGGCGATGGGGCGGGCGGATATGTCAAGTTGACGGTTGGCGGGGTTTCCACAACATACGCTTCCGCCGGGAGCTATACTTACACGGTGCCATCATGACATTAATCCCACTTCAAATCCCCGCAGGCGTCTACCGCAACGGCACTGAATTTCAGGCCAGCAACCGCTGGCGTGAGGCGAGCTTGGTCCGCTGGGTTGAAAACACAATGCGCCCGGTCGGCGGGTGGACGTCGCGCGACGCAATGGACAGCGTCGCCCCGCGCGCCATGCTGGCGTGGACTGACCTCAGTGGCAGCGAGTGGGTGGCTACCGGAAGCTACAACAAGCTCACCGTCGCCACGGCTGGCGGCGTCATCTACGACGTCACGC